CTTAAAAACTACATACGACGAACTCGCTCAGCACAAGGACACGATTAACTATTACGATTTTTCGTATAGTCTGCTTAAAGACGGTGGAGTAAAGACCAAAATCATTAAGAAGTATCTACCGCTGATAAATCAGCAAGTCAATCGGTATCTACAACTGATGGACTTTTACATTAACTTCTCTCTTGATGAGGAATTTAACGAAACCGTCCAGTCCCCTATTCACGAAGATTTTTCTTACTCTTCTTTCAGCGAGGGAGAGAAGATGAGAATCGATCTAGCACTGCTCTTCACTTGGCGTGAAGTGGCACGGATGAAGAACTCTGTTAATACAAATCTACTCATCATGGATGAGGTATTTGACAGTTCTTTGGATGGAGTTGGCACCGAAGATTTCCTGAAAATCATTCGTTTCATTATCAAAGACGCAAATGTCTTTGTTATTTCTCATAAAGAATCGCTTCATGATAAGTTTGAAGATGTTAAGAGATTTGATAAGATAAAAGGATTCTCTCGTATAGTTTCCTAAAGTTGTGTAAATTATTACCGAACTTCATTAAAAACTAGAAATGTTTGGATTTCCTGACTAGATAGTATAGAATTGAGAGAGAAACTTATGTAACGAAAGTCTCTTTGTTATTTCTCGAATGTATTATAGAGGTATTATGCACAATCTCATTTCACATAATCAATTAGCGGGTTGGAAACAAAGCGTTGAACGATTGACTCATACATTAGACCGAACAATGGATGAA